TCGTCCATGTATGACGATGCTCGCAAAATGACGTTTGCCAATTCTGCGTCCTGAGCAGCCTGATTACCGCCAACAACTAGATTATTGATGTCCAGTGAGGTAGGCGCGTTCTTGAACTCGGCGATTGTCAAGTATGACTGTTCAATGAACGTATCAGGCGTAATACCTGTTGTCATTTTACTCTCCGTCCCTCTGCGGTTCTCCGTTTGTGTGACCGCAACGCGAACACAATCTGAACCAAGATCCAAAACCACATTCTACGCAAGTAAATCCACGTGCGTTGTCGTTTGAGGTGTATGGATTTAATGCTGCCTCAAAGTATCCTTCAGCCTTCATTGCTCTTGCTGCACTGGCGCTGTCTACGTTATAGATCCCGCCACGATCAGGCTTGTATAAACGCCCGTTCACTTCTGTTTCTTTAACACCCTTGTCAGGTGCTACCAATCTTGCCATGTTTGCCCTCTCAATTTGATTAGGGGACAGTGTCCTTGCGAACACTGCCCCCTTCTCTTATGCCTGTGTACTAGGTGTAACAATCACTGCTACTGATACATCATCACGTCCGTGAGTCTGATCAGGTGCGTGACAACCGCATTCCAAACACATTATGCAGACACAATTCCTGATACTGCGCCGTTCCATGCTGGAGCAGTACAGAAGAATGTGCCACGGAAATATGTTGAGAATTCGTATGCGAACTGAGTTACTGGCCACTGGATACCCATGTAGTCCTGTACCAAGAAGTTCGCCCATACGTCAGATACCTCTGTGTCTGGGATTGGAAGTGTGAACGATAGAACAGGTGATACGCCTGGGTTGAGCCATGGGTGAACCATGATGTCAACTGACTTACCTGTTACTTCGTTCTGGAGACCAGTCACGATAGATCCGTAAGTGGTTCCAGATGTTCCTGGGTTATCAATCGTCAAACGATAGTTAGCAGTTGAGCCAGACTTGATCGCATCTGATAGTTGCTTACGATCATTGCCGTTCATTAGAACAACGTCTGGATCAGCCTTAACGTTCTGGTACAAGTTAGCAAATACAGTCTGATACTCAACACCTGGGTTAGATGTTGAGAATGTGCTGTTGATTGCGTTGTTGAAACCTGAGTTTGGTCCAAGCACTGTTGGCAAAATGCCGTCGTAGCCTGTTGCATACGCAGATGTATCAGCAGTTGCACGTGAAGCAGCAGCGCCAGTTGTTGAGAATGCAAAGTTGTTAGCCAATAGTGAAGTTGCGCTTGCACCATTGATAACTGCCTTTAAAGCACCTCTTACTGTTCCCTGATACTTCAAGTTAGCAAGACCAGTCGTGGTTCCAACATAAATGTTGTAACCAAGTGCGCCTGTAACTGCTGGGAATGTGATTTCAAGAACATCGCCAGAAACAACAGTCTCAGTTCCAATTGCAGAAGCAATTGACTCACCAAAACCATTGACTGAGATACCTGCGTCAGCAGTAACCGCTACATAGTAAGTGCCTGAAGCAAGTGCAGTTTGACCTGTTGCTGCAACTGGAGAAGCAGTTACAACGCTAGTTACCTGAGCAAGTGCGCCTGAGTAACCTGATGCTGTACCGCGCGCCATAAGCATCATGCGCTCTTCCATAAGCATTGTTGCGTATAGAGTTGAGGTTGATGATAACTGGCGTAGATCCTGATACCCAAGACCTGAGAAATTAGCGTCAAATGACACTGCATCAGATAGTGAGTATGAGTTGTAAGGCAGGATCAAATCGTCAGCAGCATAAGAAATCTTTGGACCACGCTCAAAGTTGATCGCGCCAAATGTTGTTGTTGTGCTTTCTGTGATACCTGGCCATGTGTTTCCAACTCCACCAGTTCCTGTACCTGTGTATCCAAGAATACGCTTGACGCGGTGTGAAGTACCTACGCCCTTCTTACGTGGAATACGATTACGCAAAGGTGTTGGACGTGGTGTAAGCAACTTTGAAGGTGCTTCCAAGTCAAACGCTGCGAATGAGGTTGAGAGTGGAGATGTAAGTGTGATGTCCTTCTGAATATCCTGCATTGCTAGGCGTTGTGCTGCCAATGCATTCTGAAGTCCTGCTGCTGCATCAGGTGAGAGTGACTTGCTTGCTGCAAGCATTTCTAACTGTGATGTCGCGTCTGGTGCTGGTGCTTGTCCTGGGACAGATGAAGCGTTGTTCAATGACTTGCCTAATTCGGCAGTGTATTGATCCATACGTTCAGCAGCCTCAACAGGAGAAGATCCGTCAAACAGATCTTTTGCTCTAGGCATTTCAGCCATGTTGTGGTTCCTTTCGGTTGGGTTAATTACTTGTTCAGGGTTGTTGCGGCTTCTGCGTAATACTTATCCGCAAGCGCCTTGTATCCCTTAGCAAGATCTGGGTCTGTTGCTGCATTTGCTTTCGCTTTGTAGGTGGCTGCTTTGAGCAGTAAATCATTGGATGTTCCACCCAATGGTTGTGCTGTTCTCTTTGGTCCACCCGCCACTGCGAGAGATTTGGCTTGTGCTAACTCAGTCTCCAACCCCACTGCTTTCACTTCTGCTGCCTCTTTTGCGGCAATCAGTGAAGCAATCTCTGATTTGAGTGCTTTTGTTGCGCTCTCAACCACTTGCTCTACTATGGCGTCAAGATCTGCTGGCTTATCGTCAGCAGAATTATCTGGTGTTACTTCCTCAGTTGCTTCAGGTGTCTCTGGGACAACTTCATCTGCCTCTGTGGACTTTTCTGCATCTTCTTCAGCGCTCATGTAAGTCTTGAAGCAATCATCTGCTTCCTTGTCTGACATTCCCGCTTCCTTGCAACGTGCCTTAAACTCTTTGAGTGACTCACCCTTCATTGGCTTCATCTCTTTGTAAGCAGACTTCTCAGCGTTCATGTACTTGTCGTACATTGCGTCAATGTCATCTTCCTTCATACCCGCTTCTTTGCAGCGCGCTTTGAATTCGCTCTTTGTTTCGCCCTTCATAGGCTTCATTTCTTTCATTGTTTCTTTATCTTCAGGCTTAATCGCCATTTCAAGTACCTCTTCCATTACTTCCCCTTCTGCTTTCTCCCCTTCGTACCAAGCAAAGAGGTGATGGACAGCCGATAGCAAACACTGCAATGAGTATTCTTCATTGTGTCCACTATCAGACATTTCTTTGGCTTCAATAGCAATCAACTCTGCTAGCGCGGTGCGAGCAGTGTCGTAAGTTTTCTGATCAAACTTCAAAATGTCTGCGCCAGCAAATGACTTTGATGCTGTTACCAATTCAATTGCTGAGGTCATGTCAATCTCCAATTCGATCTGATCTAATTGTAACGATTTCTTTACCTTGCGCTTGTATTTTCCGCCACGCTTCTTGTATTCACGGACAACCCAAGCATTGGCATACGCTGAAGGGTAGACGTCAAACAACTCTTTGGCTTCATTCTTAACTTGGTTGTATAGATCCTTGTCTGCTGGCTCTGAGCGCTCGCCACCTTGCAGCACGCTCTCGTAATCAGGCTCTTTTTCTTTCTTTGTAATCTCAATTAGATCCTCAACCTGAATAACAGTGTCGTCGCCTGATGCAGACTTAGCCAATACCAACTGGCAGTTAGGGTTGGCTGGACGATCCACCAGGCTGACCTCAACAATTTGTCCGTCCACAATACGCCCGTTTGCTGCTGACTTGTCGCGTGTCACGCGCGGGTTCTTGATCCCAATGCTGAAACCTTTGAGCACGCCTGTCTCAACTTTTTTGACTGAAACTGGATCTACCACGAGTGCAGAAATGTAATGTCCGTCTGCCTTGGCTTCGTAGTCTGTTGCTACGCCTGCTGCAATGTTACTGTGCTGCTCTCTGATGTTGCCGCCAGACTTGAACCAGTGAGGCATTGCGCGGTCAAGCCAATCCCCGTCACAGATCTGTTGATCAATGTCAATGCTGTCATCTGTCGCCTTGCCGTAAACAGTCATTGTCCCGTCTGCATTGCGATCTGCTTTTTCAATCCCAAAGAATGCTGTTGTTAGATTAGACATTGATGATTTCTCCCTGTTTTCGTTTTCTCTGATAATTCTCTTTGCCCAAGCCCAACCAGCGTCACCGCCCCATAGCAACCATGCTATGTATCCTGCGCTGTCTTTGCCCCAGCCTTCACCCTGCTTGTCCACTTCGTGACGCGCAAAAAATGAATTCATGCGTTTGATTGTGTCCAATGATAGCCCTGAACCATTAGAAAGATCTCTTGCGCGCGCAACCCCTACTTCTGTCCCGCCACGATTGTATTTGTCTCTGAGTTCCAAACCACGTTTGGCGTTAGATCGAACTTCAGCAGGTGGTACAAAACTGTCAGCCATGATTATGCTGAATACGTTAGAACAACCGCGCCTGTCGCTGAGGCTGCTGCTGAGATCCCGTAAATAACGTCACCAGCACTTGCGTAAAGCACCTGATTGGCACCAGCGGCAATGGTGCGACCAATTGTTGCACCTGATGTAGCAATAGTTGCGTCACCAACAAAGATTGATGCACTGTGTCCGTTGTGAACGTTAATTGGGGTGTTTGGTCGTGCGTTGCTATCTACTTGATGCAAGATTGTAACCACTGTTTGCGTGCTTGCGTTGATGTGTTTGAATGCCATGTTATTCCTCAATCCACTCTAATTGAACATCAGCCAATGCTTCTTCAAGGCTCTTCGTAACTTTAGCAGACTCAGGATAAATACCGCGCCTGATCGCCTCATCTATTCCATACTGCAATCCGCAAGCAGCGTCATACAACACTTCATTGTCAGGCACATCTTTGTAATCTACCAGCGCGTCATAGAATTTGTCACTCATGTCCAACCAAACTCCTTCGCCATTGCATTCGTAATTGGGTTATCGGTTATACCTTTGTTCAATACCCAGTCAGCCCAAGACTCAGCATACGCTTCAGCAGCACTGGTTTTGCCGTATTCACTCAGGAAGGCTTTGCCATTTCTCTCAACAAGCGCGTCAATGACTTCATTGGCTCTGTCAATCTCAAACGTGCCAGCCAACTTTTCGCGCAAGTGACCCCATTCGTGGGTGATGTAATACTCAACTTCAGTGGTGCTAGCAGGAACAGCACTGTGCCAAGTGCCGTTGCTCTTTGGATCTAATTGGCTGGTGCTGACTGATCTTGGTCTAACGTACATTTTGGATCCAAACAGGCTTCCACGATTTGCAGCAGCGCGAACTCGTCTGCGTCTTTCTGCTGGCATATCTTTGTAGATTATGTCCAAACCTTCATCGCTGACTCGCACTGTTAAAAACTTCAACGGGAATTGAGCCATGTTGGCGTCAATAGCATCAAGCAACGCGTCAATACCTGCTGGCATCTTCAAAAAGTCTGTTTCCTTGACTAGCACTGTTGTCCAGCCGTTGGTATAAACAACGTGACCCATTGCAGCCAGGCGATCTGCTTCAAGTTGGTATGCGCTGCGCTCGTTATTTGCCCAACCCTTGTCTGTCCAGCGCTTGCCTTCGCGAATATTGCTTTGCTTGCGTCGTTGTTCCTCTAAGGCTTCAACTGCTTTTTGCCCTTGTTGCGGTCTGCTCCACTCGCCAGGTCTGTGCGCATACTCTTGTTCCAACTTCTCCATGACAGTAAGTTTTGGCGCAACATCAGGCTTAGGCGGTTCAACAGTTACCACGCCGTTTGAGTTTGGTTCAAACTCAGGAATGACAGGTAGTAGTGCGCAACGACAATGTGGGTGAGCAGGTGGCTGATTTGCCCCTGACGGGAAAGTTGAGCCAATGTTCACTACCGCACCGCTGTTGATTGCACACTCAGGACAAGGATCTGAGACAGCCCACTCCATTTGTTCAAGGTTGGCTGCTTGGTATCGGCTGATTGCACCAAACGACATTGCGCGGTT